TGTTCCCGATTTTCCCGAAAATGGACAAATAGTGCATTACCTGGAGGAATAGTGAGCGACCTGGCGCAATCAAGCGAGATCGTCAAACTTCGGGACTATTCGGATTTAGGAGGTGTGACAACTCCCCGAATTCATACCAAACTCAATGATTTAGATTCAAAAGGCGAAAGTTTTATCAAGTTTTGTGAGCGAATAGGTCACCCACTCCTACCCTGGCAACAATGGCTGGCTCATCACAGCCTCAAAGTCAATCCCGATGGCACTTGGAGGCATCCCATAGTTGGACTGGTTGTGGCCCGTCAAAACGGAAAAAGCACATTTATGGCACTGCAAATCTTGTGGCGAATCTATGAATTAGATGAAAAATTGCAGGTGCATACGGCCCACAAACTGACCACCTCATCTGAAATCTTCTACAAAGTGAATTCGATTATTGAGCAAACACCTGAATTGGAGGCACAGTTTGTCAAGAAGCTGGAAAGTAAAGGATTCCAAGAGTTGCAATTTACAAATGGCAGGCGATACATAGTCAGAGCAAATAACTCAGCCGGTCGAGGAATCGCTGCACCGAATACAATCCATTTAGATGAAGCGCGAGAGTATCGGGAAGAAGAAGTGTGGGCTGCGCTTCGTTATACGCAAATGGCAAGCCCTAATCCTCAGGCTTGGATTTATTCGAATATGGGTGACAAATCGAGCATCATTCTGAACAAGCTGAGAGATCGAGCAATTGCAAGCACTATGGGAGTTGCTGACGACATTGGATGGTTCGAGTGGTCTGCTGATCCATCAATCAAGTTTGACAACAGCCCTGAGTTTTGGTTTGGCGTTGCCCAAGCAAATCCGTCATTGGGTCACACAATTAGTCAGCGCAATATTCAGGCAGTCTTATCAGACCCCGAAGATATTGTGCGCACAGAGGTTTTGTGTATCCAGGTAGATACAATCAACCCAGTCGTAAATGCTGCACTTTGGGAGCAGTGCAGAAATTCCGGTTTGCGACTTGATCCGTCAGTTGATACCTGGCTGGCAGTTGATCTCTCTCCTAACCGACAGCAGGCAGCTCTAGTTGCAGCTCAAAGGTTGGAGGGAGATCAGTTCCAGGTGCAGTTGCTTCAGACTTGGAACAATTCAGTGACCCTGGATGATAAGGCGATGGCAAATGACATTGCTGATTGGGTTCGCAAATACCCAGTGCAGGTTGTTGCATATTCAGCTCGCACTGCTGCTGCCGTTGCGACTCGCTTGAAGCCTGCCGGAATTGCGATCGAAGCAATTGATGGGCAAGAGTATGCCCAGGCTTGCGATGAGTTCCTGGGAGCTATTGCTTCGCAGCGTTTATTGCACTCCGGTCAAGAGGAATTTACAAAGCAAACTCTTTCAGCCGTCAAATTACCTTTTGGAGATGGCGGTTGGGTAATGGGTCGCAAAATCAGCAACGCAACAATCGCTGCCCCAATTGCAGCTGCACTCGCCACCCACTTTGCGACTCGCCCTGACACAGAGATTGACATAATTGCCGTTTAAGTGGTAAGTGCCCTATAATCGGACACAATGGGCATTAAGGACATATTCTTTCCACAAGTCACAGCACAAGCACCGCAAAAGATTGCTGATGTGACTGCCTCACTGACTCCAGTTCAAATTTCTGATTCCGTTTATAACATTTTAGGTGGAGCAACAAACACAACTCGACAACTGGCGATGTCAGTGCCAGCAGTAGCTAGAGCGCGAAACATTATTTGTGGCACTATCGGCTCACTACCTCTCACAACATTCAACCGCATCACTGGCGAATATGTTGATCCTCAAAGAGTTATCAATCAGCCTGATCCTCGCGTTGCTGGCTTTGTGATTTACACCTGGCTTGCTGAAGATATTTGGTTCTATGGTGTCGGTTATGGTCAAGTTACCGAAATGTATGCAACAACTGATGGCGGAAGAGTTCGCGCCTGGACTCGAGTTGCACCCGAAAGAGTCACAGTTGATACCAATCCATTAAACACAGAGATCACCGGATACAAAGTTGATGGCAAGATAGTTCCAACAACCGGCATTGGATCAATCATTCGATTCGATGGCCCTGATGAGGGTTTCCTCCATAGAGCAGGCAAAACAGTTGCAGCCGCCGTTTATTTAGAAAACGCAGCAGTGAATTATGCAAAAGAGCCAGCACCATCAATGGTGTTAAAGAGCAATGGCACAAACTTGACCAGCGAAAGAATCTCAGCATTACTTTCAGCTTGGAAATCTTCTCGCCAAACTAAATCAACCGCGTTTCTAAATGCAGATGTAGATTTACAACAGTTTGGTTTCGATCCTGAAAAATTACAACTCGCACAGGCTCGGCAATATGTTGCCCTGGAGCTTTGCAGGGCCGCAGGGATTCCGGCCTACTTCGTAAGTGCTGAGATGACTTCGATGACTTATTCAAACGCAGTCAATGAGCGCCGTTCTCTTGTAGATTTCTCACTTCGCCCAATCTTGAAGGCAATTGAGGAAAGGCTATCGCTGCCGGACTTCCTACCGAATCCAGTGATGTGCCGTTTTGATCTTGACGACTTCCTGAGAGGCAATGCAATTGAGCGCGCTCAGGTATATGAAATCTTGAACCGCATCGGCGTAATGAGCGTTGAGCAGATTCAGCGCGAGGAGGACTTAATCCCAAATGAAAGTTAATGTGCCAATGACCATCACATTTGCTGATGTCGCAAAGCGCCAGCTCACAGGCCGCATCGTAGCCTGGGAAGAGGAAGGCAACACCTCAGTTGGTCGCACAGTGTTTTCAAAAGACTCAATCAAAATGGAAGGTGGCATCAAGCTCCTTCTCGAACACGACCGCACCCGACCGATCGGGAAGTTGATCGATGCCAAAGTTTCAGACAAAGATATTGTCGCCACATTTCAGCTCGCAAAGACTTTTGCAGCCGATGATGCGCTTGAAGAAGCAGCAACCGGCCTGCGAGATGGTTTCAGTGTCGGAGCATCAATAAACGAGTGGTCAAATGATAAAGGCGTAATGCGCATCAACGATGCGACTCTCGATGAGGTCAGCCTTGTCACCGATCCTGCAATTGATTCCGCTCGAGTGAGCGAAGTTGCAGCATCCGAAGCTGAAGAAGAGAAAAAAGAAGATTCCACACCGGCATCCGCCGATGAGGACAAACCAACCGAAGGAGAACAAGTGTCAGACACTACCGCTCCTGCTCCTGCCGTAGAAGAAGCGGTAGAAGCAGCTAAGGTAGAAGCTGCGGCTCCAAAGCCAGCTTTCTACACCGCGCCTCGTTATGAATTTACCAAGGCGAAATATCTTGAAGCATCAGTCCGAGCAAAGGTTCTCGGTGATGATGCTGCTCGTCAGTATGTTATGGCTGCTGATGACACAACCTCAAACAACGCGGGGCTCATACCCACCCGACAACTCACTGAACTAATAAATCCCTTGTCAAACTCAGTGCGCCCAGCACTTGACTCAATCTCAACTGGCGTTCTTCCTGATGCCGGAATGAGCTTTGAGATTCCAAAGATCACCGCAGTTCCAACAGTTGAAGATGAGAATGAAGGCGATGCAATTGTTGAAACCGGAATGACAAACTCTTTTGTGACAGTCAATGTCAATAAGTATGCAGGCGGACAAACCTTTTCCGTTGAATTGCTTGATCGTTCCTCACCAGTATTCTTCGACATTCTCGTTGATGAGATGGAGAAGGCATACCTAAAGGCAACTGAAGTTGCAATCATCGCTGGCCTAGTTGCTGGCGGAACAGATGGCGGAAACCGCACTCTTGATGCTGATGGTGTCAATGCGTTCGTTGCTGATGCAGCAGTTTCAATTTACGGCGCAACACTTGGCACACCTTCAAACATTCTCGTCACTCCTGCACAATGGGGCAACTTGATGAAGATTGATGACAATGGTCGCCCGATCTACAACAGCTTAATCGGAAACAGCAACCAGGCTGGAAACCTAAATGCAACTTCCGTCACTGGAAACCTTCTCGGACTAAACCTCCGCGTTTCCACAAATCTCGCAACTGGCGACACTGATGGAGATAACTCTCTCATCATCATCAACCCATCCGGCTACACCTGGTATGAGTCAAGCCGCTTCCGCCTTCAGACGAATGTGGCTCTCAATGGTCAAATTGAAGTGGCCTACTATGGCTATGGAGCATTGGCTACGAAAGTGGGCGCTTCGGCTTATCGCTGGATGATTGCTTAGTTAGTCCTCAAGAAGTTAGGCAGTCCGCTCCCGAGCTGCCTAACACCTAGTAGATAGAAAGGAACCGAAATGCCCTCGATTGTCACCGCAAGCGAA